CTTTACCAATGCGTTAATTTGAGAACCGTTGCTAATGACCTGTTTCCCTCCTGTTTGAGAGGAGTGAGACTAACCGTAGTGCTTCCCTTAGATTTGAGAAGGGTTGCATATACTTGCGTTGGAGCCATACTTGCCTATGGTTCCTATCGCATATACCACCTGAGATGGCGTATGAGGCTATCACAGTTGGTTACATGGTGTGCACGTCGACCCAGTTTGAGTGGGGAGAGTGTACGCTCAACGTTCCAAACCACACTCTTTCAACCCTTGAAAGAGGACGAGAACCATTCACATGGTTCTTGTGCGGCTCTAAGAACCGCTGCATCAACATTCTTCGGCAATTTCGCCCGCGCTCAAGGCATCAGGAGGTTCCATTACCAGATGTCTCGACCCGACGAACGCCATATGACTCCCGGTACAAGGGAGTTTTATTGGGCTAAAGATCTCCACATCTCCGCATGTGATGATCACCCTAAAGATGATGATGCGATCATCCTGATCGATGTAGATTATTACGTGGATATGCGTGCTTTCCTTTTACAGCACCCACGTAATATTGTCCTATTGTATACATTCACACCCACAGACGCTGCGAAGAATGATGGACAATATTCTTATCGATTTGACGAAAACAATAACGTCGTTACTACCGTTGCTGGCGGAGGTACCTATTCCCACCAGCTTTGGGACTATAGTTTCGACGCATTTACTGTTTCCAATGCGACATGCACCATCGCCTACCATATAGAGAGGCGACCTGTCGTAGATGATCAAAATCGAGTTGTGCCAGATCGCACGATGTTAGCGTTCATACCAGATGCTTACTGGACCTTTCCTATGAACCTAGTCGTACGGTCTTTGGTGGACACCCCAGTCCTTCAGAGATTCAAACCAGTCAAAGATGGCTTTGTTGCGTTTGATGTGCAAACTAAAGAAGGACTCGCGACCACCATATCTCAACTAGGTACGTACACGTGTACCTCAGTTTGGAGAAATCAACTCGATGCTGTTAAGGCTACTAAAGACACAAGTAGTCTGAAACTTGCCGTCACCACTACGATGCGACATGTTGAGGAACATGTCGACGCAGCAATTGTAACCGCATACTTACAATCGCAACAAGTGTTGATCCACCCTATTTGTATTCCACCAAGTAACCACATTAGAGAATACCAATATTGGACACATTCGTATGATGACGACGCTACGCCATCACTTCATTCATTCATGGATCCAGTTGTTCCCGAATGCTTTGCTCCAAAGAATAGTAAAGCGAATGATGAAGTGACCATAGCGAAAAGGATTAAAGAAGTCAGTTGTTCAACAGAAGCTGACGGCTTTACCTTGCAAGCGATGGAGGAGTTCATTGCACTCTTAGTTCCCCAGGCACATCAAGCAGTACCATTTGATGCTGATGTTGTCTGGGAACGACAGAATCGACCCTCCCAGCAGCGAATTTTAGAGCAAGCCAGCCAGGCCCCTTTCTATCATAAAGTTATCAGTTCATTTATGAAGAAAGAGGCATATTCCGAACCGAAAGATCCGCGAAACATATCTACCATTCCCGGAGTAGATAAGTTGAAATATAGTTGCTACACCTATGCCGCCGCCGAAGTGTTTAAGTTAATGCCCTGGTACGCATTCGGCCAGATGCCCCGTGTTATAGCAAACCGTGTTGCTACTATATGTTCTAACGCATCTTTCATCGACCAATCTGATTTTTCTAGAATGGATGGTCGTGTGTCCCCCGCAGCTCGTACATTAGAGAGACTATTCATGTTACGGCTGTTCAAGAAGGAATATCATGCTGACCTGAGAGAATTACTCCAGAGTCAGTTTGGTCTGGTGGGCTATACAACGCACCACGTGAAATACGAACAGGGTACTTCTCGTGCGTCAGGTTCCCCTGAGACTTCAATCTTCAACACCTTGTTGAATGCATTTGTTGCCTACCTTGCTTTTAGAAGAACTAAGACCCCTTATGGGTATCTAACTCCTACTGAAGCTTGGGCCCGCCTCGGTATCTACGGAGGCGATGATGGACTTACCGCTAATCTTGATCCAAAATGCCACACTGCTGCTGCGAAGAAAATGGGTCAAGTCTTAACTGTAGATGTTAAGAAGCGTGGTGAAGTTTATGTGAGTTTCCTCGCCCGCATATACTCACCATTTGTCTGGACTGGATCACCAAGTTCTTGTTGTGATCTACCTCGACAGACAGGTAAATTCCACAGCTGCACCAATTTAGTTGGAGTCAGTGCTGAGCGTAAATTACAAGAAAAAGCTACCTCGTACGCACTCACTGACTACAACACACCTATAATTGGTGATATCTGTCAACGTGTCCTTGCAGTCTCTGATGGTCTTGAGATCAGTGACTGCCATAAGGAACTCATTCAATGGTGGTCGGACGTCCCTAAAGACGACCAATTTCCGAATGAGAACGAAGCCAATTGGATGATGAGTTATACTCTCACTGCTCTACCTGAGTTTGATTATGACACATTCATAAGAACATTGGCTTACGTCACAGATCTGACTGATATACTCACACTCGGCACGTTCCAGCTCCCGAAACCTGCTCAACCACAAAAAGCCGATGTGATGGTAGATGGCTATCTGTTGAGAAAACAACAACAACAGAAAAAGGCAACACGTCTCGCTGCTCCAAAAGTCACGCAAAGAAAGGTGACTAAGCAGGCGTCCAATGGACGCAGGAAACCTTAAAGTTCTAGGAACTAACATAACTGCCCCTGGTTGGAAACACCAGGGGTTGATTTTTCTAAATTTTGCAGTTATGCGATCAAAACAACAAGCTCCACGCCCCAAGCCAAAGACCCGACCTGTTGAAGCTTCTGCTGTATCATATTCACAGAAGCAAACATTTCCCTACAGACAAAACCACATGAGAAACATTAAGAACTCTGAACTAGTTGCATCGATCAATGGTTCTGTGTCATTTTCTGCCGCTCAACGATTTACAATCAACCCTGGACTCGCTTCGACCTTTCCTTGGTTGAGTGTAACTGCCCAACAATGGCAACAGTACCGTTTCCGTAAGTTAGTCTTTAGATATGTAACTAGGACCTCGACCTCAGAGAAAGGCTCAATTATACTTTCTCCTGATTACAATCCTAGAGAACTGCCCCCAACTACAGAAACTGAAGCATCTAACACCCAAGACGCTGTTGAAGATGTTGTCTGGAAAAGTTTGCACTGCGCTCTTGACCCAAGCAGTATGTTCCCATTTGGCCCACGTAAACAAATTAGACTTGCAAATGTTGCTGGTGATACATCCATCTATGATGCTGGACGTCTATTTGTTTGCACGGTTGGTGAAGACTCCACCGATGAAATAGGAAAGTTATGGGTAGACTACGATGTTGATTTCTTCGTGCCCCAAAACTCACCTTGCCCTTGTTCCGGTCTTACAGTTACTTCCTTGTATACCAATACCTCCTCGACCACATATTCTACAGGTGTCACCAAAGCGATTCCAATGGACACAATAGAATACGACCCTTTAGGTATTGGTTCTGCGACAGCCGGTGTATTCACACCACCAGCTGGCTCATATCTGATATTGATACAACTACAAGTGAAGAACTCAGTATCTGAACAAACCGCAATTGGGTTGACCTTTAAGAAGAATGGTTCTGATTACTTCGGTCCCAACTACTTCAATACCTATACTCCTATCGCTGGTGTTCTTGTACCAATCACCTACTCGTCCCATGTTACTTGCAATGGATCTGATACTTTCAAAATCGACCTCACTGTAACTGCTTCAACTGGC